CACATCCAATGATGTTCAACTCCTCTTACGGGCGTTTATTGAGGAATTTGCTGGGAACTGCCGATTCATCTTCACCTGCAACTACAAAAACAAAATCCTCGAACCACTTCATTCCCGTTGCACAGTGGTTGAATTCGGAATCAAAGGAAAAGACCGACAAACCATTGCAGCCCAGTTCTTCAAGCGTGTCAAACAAATCCTTGATCTCGAAGGAATCACCTATGACAACAAAGTCCTCGTTGAACTCATCAACAAACACTTCCCCGATTGGAGAAGAGTCCTCAACGAATGTCAGCGATATTCCGTTTCTGGTTCGATTGATTCAGGTATTCTCGCAACGTTTTCGGACATAGCAGTAAATGAACTTATTAAAAACCTTAAGGGAAAAAACTTTCCTGAAGTACGTAAGTGGATCGTTTCTAATTTGGACAACGATACTACTGTATTGCTTCGTCGCATTTATGATGTTCTATATGATTCCCTGGTTCCGAATAGTGTCCCTGCTGCTGTGCTTGTTCTTGCTAAGTACCAGTATCAGGCAGCGTTCGTAGCAGACCAGGAGATAAATATGCTTGCTTGTTTAACCGAAATTATGGTGGAGTGTGAATTCAAATGATTGATGTTTTTGGAGAATATAAATTTAAACCTTTAGTCAGATTTGGCAAAGTAATTGAAAATTATTATGTCACAGATACTGGAAAAATTTATAGTAACAAATCTAATAGATTCTTGAAACTACACAAGTCTGCTAGTCAAGAAAAATATCTAGCAACTCATGCAAACGTCCCTGTATCTCAGTTTAAATATCGTTATAATCAAACTGTTAATCAAAAAAATACTTGTAGGATTCCAATTATTGTCCATAGAGCAGTAATAGAATCCTGGAAACCGATAGATGAGTGTCCACCAATTCCTAAAGAAGATTGGGATAAGTGTCCAGAATCTGCAAAAGAATGGATTCGTGCTACTAATTTTATTGATCATATCAATGGTGATAAGTTAGATAATAGACTAGAAAATCTTCGATATGTAACACCTAAACAAAATTCAAATCATCACAAGGAGTATGAATTCAAATGATTGATGTAAAACTGATTCGTATTATTACTGGCGAAGAAATTATCGCTGAACTTCTAGAAGAGACTGATACCTCTATCAAGGTACAGAATGGTCTGGTGGTTCTTCCTAACCCACAGGGTGTAGGATTTGCTCCTTGGGCAACTGTAATTAGTAAAGAAAATCCAGAGATTACAGTTCAAAAGACACACATTGTGTATATTGCGGAAGTCCAAGAAGATGTTTCTTCAAAATACAATGAGATGTTTGGGAGTAAATTGAAACTTCCTGAAAGTAAAAAACTGATTCTCTGATATGACTGAAGAAGAACTAGAACACGAACGTTGTGTGGATGATGACTATAATGTCATTGCACACTACTATCGCGCCAAAAGACTACATCCAAATATTCCATTCTACTTACAAGATGAGAGGGGAGAAACCTTTGAGTTTGGGTGGACACTTATCTATCAGTATATTGACAAACTAAATCAATGAAAAAACAACCTAGACAAAAAAAATCCAGAACGTACTACTATTTCTGGGCATTTATGGCACTTACAGTATTTTGTGGACAACTATATGTTGGATATGGATACCGTCTGATGCATGGAAGTATTTTAGATTTGCTGGATAAAGTTGATGGAGTTCTTCTTCATAAAGATGGAACTCATTATGGTGATATGCTATGAGTTTACTGAAAGTCGATTACAAAAGTCTTGTTGAACCAAGGGTAAAAACTACTCCAGAGAACGTTCAAGAGGCGAATATGGCACTGTTTCGTGCTAAAATGACTCTACCTGCTGCCGCAAAGCATTGTGGTATGACCCATAAGGAAATGAAACTGACCTTCTGGGAATTTTTGAAGTACAACCAACCTGATTATGAAATCCCTGAAAACACCATTGAGGTATCCAGGCGGCAAGAGTCGCGCATGTACTAAACTAGATCAGTTCATTCCTGATCTTAGAGACTATACAGAATATCGTGAACCCTTCCTTGGTGGTGGCAGTGTTGCTATTCACATCACTAAGAAGTATCCCCATCTGGATGTTTGGGTAAACGACTTCTATGAACCTCTAGTGACCTTCTGGAAGGTCCTGCAGACCGATGGGTATGCTATGTACAAGAAACTGCAAGAACTAAAGTCTAAGTACCCAAGTCCTGGAACTGCTAAAGATCTGTTTTTACAGTCAAAAGAATATTTGCTAAAAGAAGATAGAGAACCACTGTGGGCAGCAATCAGTTTCTATGTTGTTAATAAGTGCTCTTTCTCTGGTCTGACAGAGAGTTCTTCCTTCTCAAAACAAGCATCTGATAATAACTTCTCAATGAGAGGTATTGAAAAGTTGCCAGGATATACTGAAATTATTAAGAACTGGAAAATTACAAACCTTAGTTATGAACAACTCCTCACCGACTCTGAGTCTTGCTTCACCTACCTTGACCCGCCCTACGATATACGAGACAACCTTTATGGAAGGAAAGGTAATATGCACAAACGATTTGACCACGATGTTTTTGCTTCCGATTGTTCTCGGTTTGGTGGTGCTCAACTCATATCTTATAATGCGTCTCAACTGGTCAAAGACCGCTTCAAAGAATACCAAACGGGAGAGTTCGACCTGACTTATACAATGCGCTCTGTCGGGGAGTATATGCGTGAACAAAAAGAACGTAAAGAACTTTTGTTGTTGAACTACCCCCTTGACAAAATTCAAGAATCGGTGTATAAATAAGGTACGATATGCGTGTTGATTATATTCGACACACACATCTATACACACACCAACTTAATAACTTATGGCAGCTAACCCGTATGAGTTGCGCTGGGAATTACTCCAGCGTGCTGAGGATCGCCTTATACAAAGGTATAATGCGTTAGAAAACAGATTCAACATCCTGAATGAAAGAGGTGAAGATCCTGGAGAATATCCAGAGTATCCTACCGACACTGACATCTTGCTACTTGCAAAGTCAATGAACACATTTATTTCAGGAGGTGAATCCAATGTCTAATATTCTCGATTTTCATGAAAACTACAAACCATTAGTAAGGTTTGGAAAAGAAATCCCTGGATATTATGTGTCCAGGGAAGGTGAAGTTTACAGCACCAAAACAATGCAGTTTATGAGCAAGTCTGCAACAGTTTCTAAAAGAACTGGTAGACTTGAGTCACTGTTCTTCCGTGCTTCGATCAAGAAGGGTTTCTTCGAAGACTATACCCATACCAGAGGAAACGATCGGAAGAACTGGAACTTCGGTAAGATCAATATCTCCTACCATAGAGCGGTAGCAGAGACCTGGATGCCTATCGATGAGTTTCCACCAGAACAACTGCGAAACTGCTGGAAAGACCTCCCAGAGGAAGCAAAGCAGTGGGTAAGGGATACTGCGCTCATTGACCACATCGATGATGATCCAACCAATAATCACTTGGATAATCTGAGGTGGGCAACTCCCAAACAGAACGAGCGCAATCGTAAAAACAACGATCGCAAAAACGGTAACATTTAATTATGGAATTGAAAGACTGGTTGAATTCAATCAATCTTACAAAGAAAAACTTGATTGATGAGGATGCTTCTATTGAAAAGGAGTATCCTCCTTTTATTATTAACAAATGTCTTTCTGGACATTTAGACACTGTTCTCTTCGCAAATGAGATGAATCAATACCATTTTCTACCTAAGAAAATGCAATATGATTTTTTTCTAAATAGTGTGAGGAAAAAGAAGAGATTCTCTCCCTGGCTCCGACAAGATAAAATCCAAGACCTTGATTATGTCAAACGTTACTATGGTTTTAGTAATGAAAAAGCAAAACAGGCTCTGAAAATTTTAACAAACGAACAACTTGCATTTATTAAATCGAAATTTGAGACTGGAGGAACAAAATGAGTGTCGTTCAAGAACCTGAAGTGAAATGGTCGCCTGAAAAAATGATTGAAGTGGTTCTGAATGAACCAGATGACTTTCTGAAAGTCCGTGAAACGTTGACCCGTATCGGAGTTGCGTCTAGGAAGGAGAAGAAGATCTATCAGTCCTGCCATATTCTTCACAAGCAAGGAAGATATTTCCTTGTGCATTTTAAGGAATTGTTTGCGTTAGATGGAAAACACGCAAACCTTACTGTCAATGATGTCCAACGCCGTAATCGTATTGCTCAACTGCTTGCTGATTGGGGTCTGATTGGTATTGTTGATGCTGAAAGGATTCAAGATATTGCACCATTGAACCAGATTAAGGTTCTTGCATATAAGGACAAGCAAGATTGGATTCTTGAGACCAAGTATAATATTGGTTCTAAGAAGAAGAGAGTAGAGGAAACCGAATAGACAAAATCCTTATAGCGTGTTATAAATATATGTGGATGCCTTCGGGGTCCACACAATACAAACTCGCTTTTAAAGGAGCTAATAACCATGGGAAACATTATGAAGTTTCATAGTGCCGATATGGGCGCACTTATGGACCGCATAAATAAGTACAGCATTGGTATGGACAATTACTTCGAACGTCTTGGAACTCTGCACGAGACGACAAGTAACTATCCTCCATACAATCTAGTCACGGTCAGCGATACAGAATACCGACTAGAACTTGCGCTCGCTGGATTTAAAAAGAAAGAAGTCAATGTCTACACACAAGACGGAAAACTCTTTGTCGATGGACAAAAAGAGGATAAAGAGTCAGAAACAAAATACGTCCATAGAGGAGTGGCTCAAAGATCTTTCACTAGAGCATGGACCCTCAGTGACGAGACGGAAGTTAGATCAGTTAGCTTTGAGAATGGGTTGCTGAATATTACACTTGGCAAAGTTGTCCCTGAACATCACGTTCGTAAAGACTATCTCTAAACTCTGACTATTTTCTGCTGCCATTTATACAGAAATGTATCATAGTGATACAATATAATATAGATAGTTATGTATTAAGGAGGACGACTTATGAACTTCACAGCCGCCACTCTTACAATTGGG